CAATTTGTTTAATTTGTTTATTATCCAAAAGAATCATCACCTACTTTTTGTTCTTGTTTGGATTGTACTTTTCTTTATTAATAAGTTTTAAACGTTTTAAAGCAATTTCTAGTTCATCACGGAATAAATCCATTGATTCTTCTGATAGGTCTTCGCCATCATAGGCAGCTGGACCATATTCCTTAGATGTTAGTTTTTCCATGATATTATCAAGATCTTTTTTTATGTCACGATTATCTCTTGCGGATAAACCGTTTTCTTCAACTAAATCTGCCTTAGTAATTCCAAAATAATTTGCCATTAATTCAATTTTATCAATTCTTGGATAGGTATTTCCATTTATCCAATCAGTGAAAGTTGTGTATTTAAATCCTAAATCTTTACATATTTGATTGCGGTCTTTACCTTTAAGCTCCATATAATGTCGAATATTTTTGGCCATTATTTCTTTATTGCCGAGTCCGCTCATATGTAGACACCTCTTTTCTTATTTGATGTAATTAAATTATATGGGGAAACCGTAAAAAAATCAATATATTTCTAAAAAAAATACGAAAAAACCGTTGACATTACGGTTAAACCGTAGTATATTAATTTCAGACAAAACGAAAGGGGTGTGATAAAAACATGGCAATTACGTTAAAAAGCGCGAGGGTAAATAAGGGACTGACGCAAGTAAAAGCGGCAAAACTTATTGGAATTACGCCAGATACGCTTAGTAACTATGAGAGAGGAAAGTCATATCCGGATGTTCCGATTATCCAAAAGATGGAACAGGTATATGGTGTATCTTATAGTGAACTTATTTTTTTACCCATAAATAACGGTTAAACCGTAATATGGCGAATGGTGGAGCATTAGAAGATACCACAACATCAGTTCAATAAAGTAATAGAAGGGAGAGTGATTGAGTGAGAAAGACAAAAAAGAAAAAGACCACTTCGGGCAGGAAGCAGTCCTTTTCAAGAGAAGAAGTAGCTTTCTTATGTGCTGCTTGTTTAATAAGTCAAGAGGACGCGAGTAGAATGAGTAAATTAACAGTAGAAGAAACGCTCCAAAGCATTGACAGTACTTTGAAGCGCATTGAGAAGATACTCAGAAATAAAAGTGATGCCACAGTTATTACAAGCCAAATTATGGAAAGTATGACCGATGTTTTGGAGAAAAGTCAGAAGACGCTCTCTAAATCGAGTCCGAAGCATCAGCGGGATTAGCAAAACCTATTGAGAAGGGAGATGATTGAGTGAAATATAGAAAAGGAATTAAAATTTCTGAAGCTACAGAGAAGGAACTCCTTCGATATCAGATGGAAAAGATAGCAAAGGAGTCCTGCAGTGAAGATCTTAGTGGAGAATCAACAGCTTTAGCAGAGCTGTATAAATCACTTAAGAACAGCGACATTCGAGTCTTTATTGGATTTTTGATAAGCCTTCATTTGATTGTAGACCTCATTGTACTTGTCAAAAAGCTGTTCCGGGGTGAGGTTTGAAATATCTGACTTTTGCAAATAAAGAATTGTTAAGTCATGTAATTTCTCAGACATAAGCATATCTCCTTTCATGATACTCGGACGCGGCAACGTCCTGTAAGGAGATTGTACCACAGATGGAGAAATAAAGAAATGTAACGAGAAAGGAGAAATATGAGCGAAGCAGAAGAGTTAGAAAAACTGTGTAAGCCGGTAGTCGACTGGTTGAAAAAGAACCATGATCCACATACCGAAGTGCACATAACCGCAGAGCACATTGACCTGATGGAGAGTGTGATCGGTATTCCGGTAAAGTAGGGAGGTGGCTGGATGAATTATCCAAAACCAGTAATGAAAGCAACAGAGCTTGAAAAGATGGGGTTTCCAAGGGAATTTTTACTTTACGCGTTCCGTCGAAAAGGGCAGACATATGCGTGGAAAATGAACCCTGCAAAACCGAATAGCACGATAGTATTTGACACGGAGAATTTTGAAAAATGGAGATGCAAGATTGCAGGATCGGGGAGGTGGTAGTGTGTGAAACGGTTATCTAAAATCATCATGGCAACCGGCGGGATTATATCAATGCTTGCCATGTGCTGTCTCGACAGTGACGGAGTATACATGTACTACGCCGGAGCAGTCTGTATCCTTGGTGGATTTATCGCCGGAGCTGGATATGGATTGAGAGTTCTGTCGGAGCGCAGAAGAGAGATGCAGATCGAGATGTTTTATTTTCATCAGGCGGACAAGCTGGATGGGGATATGGTGTTGATCGAGGATAAAAAAATAGCACCCTGATAACTTTGGCGAGTACAGGTGCTATTTCAATCGTGGAAATACCAAGTATTTCTGCGTTTATTGTAACACTGGAATTGAGGTTGTGTCAATGTATGAGAAACAATGCAAACGCTGTGGCTGTTCCATGGATCCGGGCGAAGGTCGTAACGGAGTGTGTGATGACTGCATAACCGGAGAGACAGAATGGCAGGAGCGTGAAAAACAGATGGAGCGGATGATCCGGGCAACGGATTGGACGCAGATGGAAATGGAGGAATTTATAAGTGTCAAAAATTAAGTTGTGCAGTAAGGATGAGGAAAATCTTATTGAAGAGTTGCAGCATTTGAGTGAGGTTTTAGAAGAAATCGGCGTTGAGGGAGTGGCAGCGATTGTCTGTACATCCAACGGAGATATAAGAAGCAGGTTTTGTCTCAATACTGAGACAGAATTATCCATCATGATTGAGAACGATGGGGACAAAGTGACAAGAGAATACAGATATTAAAGGAGATCAAGCATGAGTAATATTACAAAAATTAAAATCAAAAATCTTTTCGGAATCAGAGAGTATGAGGCAGATGGAAGTTCTTTAGAGCTGTCCGGTAAAAATGGTACAGGCAAGAGCTCTGTGCTGGATGCAATTAAGTACGCGCTTACCAATAAGAGTGATCGCGACTATATCGTACATAAGGGAGAGAACGAGGGCGAGATTATCGTTGAAACGGATACCGGACTTTCCATTGATCGTAAGGTCAGAATAGGAAAGGCACCTTATAAGTCAGTGAAAAGAGATGGTTTAGAGGTAGGAAGTCCAGAAGCGTTTTTAAAGGAATTATTCACACCGTTGCAGTTGAATCCTATCGAGTTTATGAACATGGATAAAAAGCAGCAGAATGCGATCATCCTTGATATGATCGAGTATCCGTGGGATATGAACAAAATCAAGGAGTGGTTCGGGGAGATTCCGGCGTGGGTTTCTTACGATCAGAACATTCTTTCTGTGCTGAATGATATTCAGGCAGAGAACGGCGATTATTATCAGAACCGCCGTAATATTGACCGCGATATCAGAAATAAAAAAGCTTTTGTGGAAGAGATCGCAAATGGTATCCCAGTTGGATATGACGTTGAAAAATGGGAACAGGCAAGCGCCGGAGATATTTATCGTCAGATCGAGCGTATGCAGAAAGAAAATCAGACCATCGAGAGAGCAAAACTGTTGAGAGACAGTCGCGATAGTAAGATTAGAAAGTTTGATGCGGATCGTGAGATTGAGATCACAGCACTGGATCGTGAAATTGCTAACCGTGCAAACCAGATTGATAAATCCATTGCATCTTTAAATGAACAGATTAGAGCTTATGAGACGGAAAAAGAACAGCTTGCATCTAAGAAATCAGATAAGTTGGAAGTCATCGAACAGACTTACAAAGCGAATGTGGCACGTTTTGATGCAGAGATCGCCGAGTATGCAGAATATGCAGACAAGCAGCCACAGGATGTGACAGCATTGCAGGAGCAGGCACAGGAGATTGAAAAAATGCAGTCTCATATCAATGAATATAAAAGAATGCTCCGTCTGCAGAGCGAAATCGAGGAAATGCAGGCACAGTCACAGGAGCTTACAGATAAGATTGAAAAAGCGAGAACGCTTCCGGGGGAAATCCTTACGAACTGTACGATTCCGATCGCTGGTCTGACGGTAGAAAATGGAACGCCATTGATTAACGGTCTGCCGGTATCGAACCTGTCAGAGGGAGAAAAACTGGATCTCTGCATTGATGTGGCAATTCAGAACCCGAACGGTTTAAATATCATCCTGATCGATGGAGTGGAGAAACTTGCAACAGATCTGCGTGAAAAACTGTATCAGAAATGCAAAAACAAAGGGTTGCAGTTTATTGCGACCAGAACAACAGATGATGACACAATGACGGTAGTTACATTATAGGAGGTATGGCATGGATAATATGGTATCAGTAGGGCAGCAGACGGCAGTTGCACCTAAGACATCACAGACAGAAATGATGGTAAACAGACAGACACAGGAAGTTCAGGGCGCCATCTTTATGGCTAAGAAGTTTCCCAGAGATGAATATGAAGCAATAGAAAAGATAAGAAGGAGTTGTCAGAGAGCCACGTTAGCAGAACAGGCAATTTATTCATATCCAAGAGGCGGGCAGAATGTCAGCGGACCATCGGTCCGTCTGGCGGAGTCATTAGCTCAGAACTGGGGAAACATCGACTATGGAATTATCGAGTTAGAGCAGAAAGACGGAAAATCAGAAATGATGGCATATGCGTGGGATTTAGAGACAAATACCCGTGTGACAAAGATTTTCGGTGTTGAGCATAAAAGGGATACAAGAAATGGATCGTATGCGCTTACTGACAGCAGGGATATTTATGAGGCTACCGCAAACTTCGGTGCAAGAAGAATGAGAGCCTGTATACTTGGAGTTATTCCGGGAGACGTTGTAGATATGGCTGTTAATGAATGTAAAGAAACACAGAAAAAAAGCTATGGAGAACTTCCAAGTCAGGAGAAGATTAACAAGATTGAAAAGCTGTTTAAAAAAGATTTTGGAGTTACAAAAGAACAGATCGAAAAATATGCAGGACGGAACATGGGAGATTTTGGTGCTGACGAGTGTACCGACTTATGGGGAGTATACACAGCTTTGAAAAACGGACAGGCAAAGACAGAAGATTATTTCCCTGTTGAAAAAGATGTGCCGGATCCATTCGCAGATTCCAGACAGGCACAAATCGCAAAAGAAGCATCGGAGGTATTTGATAATGTTATTAACGAGTGAGAATTATTACAGCCGTGAGGCAAATGAAGAGTATTTATCTGTCAGCCAGTATAAAGATTTCATGGGTACATATGGTAAGCCTGGCTGTGAAGAATATGCCCTTGCAAAGTTAAATGGTACATGGGTGGAGGCTATGGAAGATTCCACAGCATTGATGGTCGGTTCTTATGTAGATGCACATTTTGAGGGAACGCTTGATTTATTCAAAGCGCAGCATCCATGCATGTTTAAAAAGGATGGAAATCTGAAAGCCGAGTATGTAAAGGCAAATGAGATGATTAACCGATGTGAAAGGGATGCACTGTTTATGCAGTACATGAGTGGCGAAAAACAGGTCATCATGACAGCGGATATGTTTGGTGCAAAGTGGAAAATCAAAATTGACAGTTACCATCCAGGCAAATGCATTGTGGATCTGAAAACCTGTCAGAGTATTACCAAGGAATTTTATCATCCAGATACAGGACACCTTAATTTCCTTGCAGAATGGGGTTATTACATTCAGGGCGCAGTTTATCAGAAAGTTGTTGAAATCAATACTGGAAAGAAGCTTCCATTTTTTATTGCAGCAGTCTCAAAAGAAAAAGAGGCTGATATACAGGTGATCGCTGTGGAACAGAGCCTGCTTGATGAAGCACTTACAGAGGTTGAGCACAACGTATCAACCATCCTTATGCTGAAAAGTGGAGCAGTAGAGCCGATGCGTTGTGAACATTGTGATTACTGCAAGCATACGAAAGTATTGAATAGACCTATCTGGTCAAGTGAATTGATCGGGGAGGTGTAGATGAAAGATTCTATTGTTGTTGATATGAAATATGCCGGGTATGACATGATCGACGGCACGCCGAACGTGCACAGGCATCATATCTTTGAGGGGACAGCGAACCGCCGGTTATCGGACGAAGATGGTTTGTGGGTGCCGTTATCCTATGAGCATCATGAGGGGAACATGAGCGTGCACCGTAATAAGGAAATGAGTGTGTTGATGCATATTATCGGTCAGCTTGCATGGGAAAAGCATTATATCGTAGAACATGAGGATGTGAACGAGGATGATGCCAGGGATGCTTTCCGAAAGAGATATGGAAAAAGTTATTTGTAGGGTTGAAACACCTTAAGAAACAATTCGTGCGAAAAATAATATATCACAGTATTATCGAGAGCCATGATCTCCGGTGCCGATGGGTGCCGGAGGGGAAGGAGAAGATATTGAATCAGTTAGAGATTTTTAAGAATAGAGAGTTTGGAGAAATCCGGACAGTTGCCATAGATGGAGAGCCGTGGTTTGTTGGGAAAGACGTTGCAGAAGCACTTGGTTATTCAAATACGAGAGATGCGCTTGCGACACATGTTATGGATGAGGATAAGAATACCGTCGTGATTTCCGACGGAAAAAGGAGAGGAAACCCAAATCAGGTCATTATAAACGAGTCTGGTTTATATGCATTGATTTTCGGCAGCAAACTTGATTCAGCAAAAAGATTTAAACATTGGGTAACATCAGAAGTGCTGCCACAGATCAGAAGAACCGGCACCTATCAGAAGCCAATGACACCACAGGAGATGATGCGTGTACAGCTTGGTATGATCGATGGACATGAAGAGAGAATCACGCATCTTGAAAATACCATGACCATTGATTATGAACAGCAGCAGGAATTAAAGAAAACTGTAAATAAAAGAGTGATTGAGGTTCTTGGTGGTAAAAAAGCACCGGCGTATAAGGAAATGAGCAAAAAGGTGTTTTCTGAGTGTAATCATGATATTCAGGATTATTTCAGAGTCAATTCCAGAAATAATATTCCAACCAAGAGATACCAGGAAGCTGTTGAATATGTCGAAGGATGGAATCCAAGTAATAATACAATCCTTGAAATAAGAAGCTGTAATGCGGGAATGGGTGGTGTCAATGGAGTATAAATTTACGATTCCCGGACGGTTGGATGGTCTGAATGATTACACAGCCGCCAACCGGACGAATCCCCGCAAGGGCGGACGGATGAAAAAGAAAAGCGAGGATTCTATCATCTGGTATATAAGGCAGCAACTTTCCGGTGTACATATTACGGATCCGGTTCTGATCTACTATCAGTTTTATGAAAAAGACCGCCGCAGGGATAATGATAACATTTTGTCCTGCGCCGCCAAGTTCGTGCAGGACAGCTTGAAAAAAGCATGGGTAATCAAAGATGATGGTCAGAAATATATACCGCATTTTTACTTTGATACGGACGTGGATAAGGACAATCCAAGAATTGAAGTGACCATTACGGAACTTACACAGGTGCAGGCAAAAATGTCACTGAGAGAGCTTCTTAAGGACTTGGAAACGGGGTGATGTCTTGACGGATGAAAAGAGCAGCTTTGTCCTGTATGCGGAGTATCTGGAACATATAAAACTGCTTACGATGGAACAGCGCGGAGCACTCCTGACGGCAGTATTGTGTTACGCGTCAGGGGATGAACTGCCGGAAATGGACGGCATGACCAATATGGCATTCAGCTTTATCAAATCAAGGATAGATCGTGACACTGCCGCATATTTAGAGAAGATTGAGAAACGTCGGGAAGCCGGAAAACTTGGTGGCAGACCAAAAACAAAAGATATTTCACAAAAACAAGAGAAAGCAAAAAAAGCAAATGGTTTTTCTGAAAAGCAAAATAACCCTGTTACTGATAATGTTAATGTTACTGTAAATGTTAATGATAATAATAAAAATACTTTGGCGGATGCCAAAGCGTTGTTCGAACGTCTGTGGAAAGTATATCCGAACAAAAAAGGCAAAGGACAGGTATCGGATACCCAAAAGAAACGGCTACTTGCAATCGGGGAAGATAGGCTTGTTAAAGCGATTGACCGCTACAGTCTTGAATTGCAGAAGGACGCCGACTGGCGGAAAGCACAGTACGGGAGCACATTTTTTAACAGTGGCTATATAGATTATCTGGATGAGAACTATGTGCCTGGCAAAGCAACAGGGCATAAGGGCAAAAGCAATGCTTTTAGTAATATTAATCATCGTCAGTATGACTATGACGAATTAGAAAAACAGGTGCTAAATTCACAACCGGGAGGTGGTTGAAGTGAATATGACGGAGGGAGAAATTTGCAGGCAGTACCGCAGCGCAAAGGACAGAGCAAGCCAGTTGCAGATTTTAGCAGATTTAAATTGTGTGCCGCGATTGGAGATCATTAAGATTCTGATGCACAACGGCGAACAGGTGCGGTTGCCACTTGCGGCAAAAGGTAAGAAAAGAACAACGGAGCTGACGGACGAAGAGTATACGGCAGCACTGTTTAGACGGTTGGATGTACTTGATCGGGAAATCTCTAAAAGAGAAAGAGAGTACCGGGAGATTGTGACTGTGATGAAAGGAGCGGGGAGATATAAATGTGGAAAGAAGGTAAGAAACGCCGCGCAATTATCGGAAAAATGAATAATAACTTGTCAATGCCGACAAAGCACCCGGACCAAGATGCTTTGAAAAGATTCAGAGAAGTACCGTATCAGTTGCGGTATGGGAAGGAGAAAAAGGATGCTAAATAAAGAGAAATACATGAATGAATTATTGGAGTTTGCATGTACAGACAATAAGCTTGCTATTACGAAAGATGGAAAGCTTCGGGAATGTCGTGGTGTAAGATGCAACGAGTGCGCGTTTGAAAACGATGGTATGGCTAGTTGCGGCGATTCACGCAGAAAGTGGATGGAACAGGAGTACAAAGAACCACAGGTTGATTGGAGTAGAGTTCCAGTTGATACACCGATTCTTGTGAGAGATAGTGAATCTAGTGAATGGAAACGGAGATATTTTGCAAAATACAAAAATAACATGGTGTATGCATGGGAAGCGGGAGCAACATCATGGAGTGCTGGTAGCCCTGCACATATGACCGATTGGAAATATGCCAAACTTGCAGAAAGTGAGGATCAGAATGGAAATGAGTGGAATTAAAAGCCGGATAGCTGAATCATTAACAGAAGCCTGCGGATATTCGCCGCTGACGAAAGTGATTTCAGAGGAAGAGGTAAACAGGATTCTGGCAGAGGAAGAAAAGACTGGTGGGTGGATTCCGGTAACAGAGAGACTGCCGGAGGATGATAAATATATCATGATTTCATTTAAAAATTTTACATTGCCGGACATTGGCAGATATGAAGCTGATAAGGACGGAAACGGTGCATTTTATCCGGGGGACGATGAGAAAAGTTATGTGGAATACGATTTGTTCGTGAATGCTTGGATGCCACTGCCGGAGCCGTACAGGGAAAGCGAGGAAAGTCATGATTGAGTGTATAAGAACTGCGGCACGGGATAGCAAAACGGAACGCATTAAAGTTTCCTGCTTAGATATTATCGTAACAATGATAGGAAAAAAGCCATATTACAAAATCAAGTACAAGGAAATCGGAGAGGACTATTATCATGTTGGCTACAGTTCCTATAAGCTAGAAAATGTTTTAGCTTGGAAGGATGAGTGCTTTGAGATTGTGAAAGAATGCAGACCGCAGACCAATGCAGACCGGATCAGGAGCATGACGGATGATGAACTTTTAGATTTCCTTTGCTCAATCGAAACATATGAGCAGGGTAGCGTAAAGACCATTGAGGGCGGTGTTGCAATGTGTTCTGTTACAGATGTGGAACAATGGCTTCGGGCAGAAAGTGAGGGATAGCATGGAGAGATTAACAGAGAGAAATCCATTGTGGATTGATGATGAACTGTGGGAAAGGGCATGTGAACCGGATTGCGAGGAAATAGATGCCGTATATCGGAAACTCAAAGACTATGAGGATGCTGAAGAGCAGGGATTACTTCTGCGGTTGCCGTGTAAGGTGGGAGATATTGTTTATAAAGTTAATAAGGCAAGTAAAAAAATTTCAAAACATAGGGTGTTGAAAATCGAGATTGAAAAAATGGAAGGAACGGATTTTACTACGCAAATATGGTTTGAAAACTATGACTTTACATTTGCACATCGTTTTGGAGAAGTAATTTTCTTTACCAGAGATGAAGCCGAAGCCAAGCTGAAAAAAATGGAGGGGGAAAGCGATGTATTGTGATGGAAGATGTCAGTATTTGAACGAACGTGAACACAAATGTGAGTTGACCGGAGAAAAATTGACTTACATGAAACAGACCGGAAGTATTTCTTTCTCCGTGCATGAACATAGAGGATTTTGCAAAGGAAAAAAGGTGGAACGTGATGGAGAATAGACATTTATGTAAAGCAAGACCAATAGGGACTAGAAAACAGTGGGTAACTGGATTTTATGCAGTCCTTGGAGAAAAGACGGTAATTATCGTAAATGAGCCGGAAAAGTTTTATGACGTTGATAGTGGGGAAATTAGTCATGGAAATAAGATTGTAGAGGTTATACCTAACACCATCTGCCAGTGCACCGGATATGAGGGAATCTATGAGAAAGATATCTTCCGGTACGAAGATGAAGATTACGTTATCAAATGGTCAGATGATTCATTGAGATGGGAAGCTACATCGTTAGAGACTGATGTAAGTGTTCCATTGGGAGATATTAATCCGGATTATATAGATGTTATTGGAAACGAGATTGATAATCCGGAACTGTTGGAGGTGTAGGATGCCGAGAACCATAGCGTATAGAGCGGGAGGATTTACAAATTGTGGAATCGGTTACACAAAATTCAGTCAAGAGGAATTGGCAGAAATGAAAGATAGAGTCATGACGGAGAATGAATCAATAACAAAAAAATATTGCAGTACATGTAAATACTACGCTGAATATGAGGGCGTTTGTTGCAATGGAGACAGTGAACACTGTGCAGATTTCCGTGGACTGGATGATACATGTGAGAAATGGAAGGAAAACGAAGAATGAATGAAGAACTTAAGCCATGCCCGTTTTGCGGACACAGTATAGATATTGAAAAAGATGTGTATGAGCCGAGTATGGATTGGCACCCGACATTTATTGACCCAGATAGTGGTGGCGCCCCTATTAACATTCATTGTAAATGTGGCTTGGAGTTTTGCACCGGTACTTATGACTGGGGTGAATTTGTAGAAGCATGGAACAGGAGGGCAATCGAGATTGTGAAAGGCGGTGGAGTAGATGCCGATTAAACCGATTTTATTCAATACCGAGATGGTTCGGGCAATTCTGGACGGACGGAAGACCTGCACAAGGCGAATTTGCAAAGATGCCAATGAGTGTACTGTGCCGGATATGGATTTTTACAATGCTGACAGGCGGACTTATGCAGTACATAACTTTGTTGATAAGGAGCATACGGAACAGTTAAGTACGGCGGAGAGAACCTGTCCTATCTGTACGGGCGATATCCTGTATGTTCGTGAAACATGGAAAGAGGCACCGAAAGGATACTATTACTACGAAGATTGGCAGAAAGATGATATTGCCGATGTTACAAAATGGAAACCATCCATCCACATGCCGAAAGAAGCCGCCCGTATCTGGCTTAAGGTTATAGATGTGAGAGTAGAGCGGCTGCAGGATATCACATATAATGGAGCACTCCGAGAGGGTTCAGAAGGTATAAGATGCGATCATGTAGCACTCGGGGTGCATGGATGTACAGATTGCATGAATACTGGATGGATTGAACCGCCACAGGTCGAATTTATGCAGATATGGAACAGCACCATCAAGAAATCCAACCTTGACCGCTACGGATGGGATGCTAATCCGTGGGTGTGGGTAATTGAATTTGAGCGGTGTGAAAAACCGACGGAAAGGAGGTGAATATATGAAATACTTTATAATTAATAATCTTTGTACAATCATCACTGCGTTAGTTGTAAATAAAATTGTAGCTATCTACTATATGAAAATAATAGATAGCTATGTAAATGATATCTTTGCAATGCTTAAAGAGTTAATCAGGACAACATATGTCGAGAAATGAAACGCCTAAAGGAGTTGGTTTTACTAAACGTTTTTGTAATTGAAATGTATAATCTGGATATTGATTTTGAATTTGTAGCATTTCATCACATTGCTCATATTTAAAATAAGCAGCGTCATCATGTATGGAGAGCGATGAAGGAATTTCAACTAGCCCTTGTTTAGATAGAAAACTGATGGAAAGAGATTGGCGTTCATATATAGTACATTCTGAGTTTTCTAAAAATATGTTTTGCAACACCACGGCATACAAAGATGGGTTATCAGATGTTCTAACAATATTGCAAATTGGTAACTGATAATTATCAAATATTAGTTTTAAGTTTTGAGCATCTAGTGGTGTCATGGTTTTTAATATATCCGAAAAAGAAGGGTGAACAATATCCTGTTTTTCAATATCAAGCGATGATGAAATTAAATTTGCAAACATTTCACGTAGACTTGGTTCTTCAACACAGTATTTTGCATTTTCTAATGCAGGCATTACTATTTGGGTATTTGCTTCGACACGATTTTCTTTTGGAATAGAAGTGATTTTTGAACTTAAGGATTGCTTAAATTCTTCTAAGTCTTTGGCATATTTTAATTTACGTTTTTCGGCTAATTGTGAAATACCGCCAAAGACTAAAAACCAACAATCAGATAATGTTTGACCGACATTTTTGGAAGGCAAATCTGTAAGATTTTTTAATGCATTATCAACTGATTCTGGCAAATCAGCATTTAAAACGCTGAGGTTATTAGTTATATCCTTAGACATAAAAATTCCTCCTTATGTGTAAATTAAAATCATTATACATCAAAGAGGTAAAAACTACAATAATATGAAAGGAGCCGGGACCTATCCGGATAAAAGGCGCGCCGGGTTCCTTTTGAAGAAAATGATACATGGAGAATTGATAGTTGACAATTTTGCCGGTGGGGGCGGCGCTTCCACTGGTATAGAAATGGCAACCGGATACAGTGTTGATATAGCCATCAACCATGATCCAGAAGCTATCAAGATGCACAAGGCGAACCATCCGAATACGAAGCATTACTGTGAAAACGTGTGGGCGGTTGATCCTGTAAAAGCCTGTAAAGGACATCCAGTAGCACTTGCCTGGTTCTCTCCGGACTGCAAACATTTTAGCAAAGCAAAGGGTGGCAAGCCAAGAGATAAGAATATCCGTGGTCTTGCGTGGGTAGCCTGCCGATGGGCGGGACTTGTCCGACCGAGAGTCATCATGCTTGAAAATGTGGAAGAGTTCAAAACATGGGGACCACTTGGACGGCGACACCATCCGATTAAGGCAAAGCAGGGCGAAACATTTCAGAAATTCGTTCAGCAGCTCACGGATTTAGGATACGAAGTGCAATTCCGGGAGCTGATTGCCGCTGACTACGGAGCACCTACCATGCGAAAGAGATTTTTCATGATCGCCCGGTGTGACGGCAAGCCGATCGTCTGGCCAGAGCCGACACACGCACCGGCAGACAGTGAAGAGGTAAAGGCAGGATTGAAAAAACCTTATGTTGGAGCATATACACAGATTGATTTCAGCCGACCGTGTCCGAGCATCTTTGATACTTCGGAAGAAATCAAGGAGAAATACGGCATCCGGGCAGTAAGACCACTGGCACAAAAGACGATGGACAGGATAGCCAGAGGATTTATAAAATTCGTTTTGAATAATCCAAAGCCTTTTATCATTCAGTGTAATCATGGCGGTGAGCGTAGACCGAACGACATCCGAGAGCCGATGCCGACTATCACCGGAAAGCACGGATATGGGATTGTAGAGCCATATATGGTGCAGATCGGGCAGACTGGATTTACAAAAGACCGAAGCAAGGATGTTAGAGAGCCGCTTACAACGATTGTGAGCAAAAACGAGCATTGCCTTATCAGTCCTACATTGATTCAGTACCATTCTGAAACTTCAAAAGATGGAGTAAGAGGACAGACTATAGAAGATCCGATCATGACAGTTGACAGCTCAAATAGATATGGACTGGTCACATCATTCCTGCATAAGTACTATGACGGAGGATATAAGGGTGCTGGGGAAACAGTAGAAAATCCGCTTCCGACAGTGACCGCATGGGATCATAACAGCGTTGTTACTGCAAATCTGATTCAGATGAACAATCATTGTGACGGAAAAGATATCAGACAGCCATTACCAACGATCACGGCTGGTGACGGACACTTTGGAGAGGTCAGAGCGTTTCTGATTAAATACTATGGACAGGGAACAGGGCAGGATATAGAACAGCCGCTTGATACTGTGACAGCCAGGGATAGATTCGGATTGGTTACGATAGAGGGTGTCGATTATCAGATCGTGGATATCGGACTGCGGATGCTGGAGCCAAGGGAGTTATATGGATGTCAAGGATTCCCTGATGATTACATAATCGACCATGATTACACCGGAAAGATCTACCCACGGAGCGAACAGGTGCGCCGCTGCGGCAATGCTGTGTGTCCACCGATACCGGCAGCACTGGTCAGAGCAAATTTGCCAGAATTGTGTGTTGCAAAGCGGATGCCAAATATGCAGATAGAAGCAGAGCAGACCGGACAGCTCCGGTTTGCGTAAACCTTAAATTTTTCGGAGGTGTTGCCATGATACAGACAGCAGAAGATAAAGTGAAAGAGTACTGCCAGTGCATCCGCAGAGAAATAGAACACTGGAAAGTTATCAATCAGAACGGGTGTAATGATCCGTTCTGGTCCGATGGATGCAACATGAATCTGACACGGAATCATATCATTTATTATCAGTCAAAGATCCACGAGATCTGCACAGAAAATCAGTTGCCATTACCGGAGGAATGTTATTTTTCCATACCGCCGGAAGTGGATAATAATTATATGGCGAATCTTAAGCAGAAACCACGGGTGGAGAGATTGCGTCAGTTAGGGAGGATCATGACTGGACGCATTTATCAGTACGACGAGAACCAGATGAGTTTATTTTAGAACCAGATAACAAAACCAAGCAATCATCATACCACATTCCGCAGTAGTATATGCGGTGGGTGGGAGATGATACGGAAAGAGAGGATCACAGATGGATTGGAATTATGACATGGACAGTTGCCCATTAGATACAAAGGTTTTCTTATTGTCAGCAAGCGACAACTTGCTCTTGCCGCAGCGTGAATTTGTCGGCACTCTTACATGCAAGGGACATTCTGTTAGAAGAGGTAAGTGTTTTAGTGGATGTCCAGAGTATTTTTACAGAAGTAAAATTGTTGCGTGGAAGAAATATAATGTAGAAAGAGAGGAATGATTGCATGAAGTATACGGTAGAACTGACGGAAAACGGTATTACTGAAACATTGGAATTGAATGGAATAATTTACAAAAAAGAATGGACAAGGTTGGAAAACGGTTTACTTCAGTGTTCACAGAAAGATTTCTCGGAGCAGATGAGAGTGAATGGACATGATGGAGACCTTATAGAGAGAGTAGCAGAAGTATTTGACAGCTTTTTGGCAGGAGACGTAGATGATATCAGGGATTGTTATGATTAAGGAGAACGTGTAATTATGCTCAATAGCAAGGTATATACAAAAAAGTGCGTGATCTGCGGAAAAGAATACAAATCAATATCAGTCAGAGCACTTACCTGTGGAAAGGATTGCAGAAATGAATACCGCAGAAGAAAAGATAGGGAAAAAAGAAGCGTAAAAACATGTAGAAACAGTACATTAGATGATGTTTTAGGAAAAGCAAGAGAAGCCGGCATGAGCTACGGAAAATATGTGGCAATGATGGACGGTACACCGAAGATCTGGCAGGGAGAAGAATAGGAAAAGAAAGTTTTAGGGGGGGGAATGTGCGTGGATGAAAAAGAAATATACGAGATCTGCATGAGCGTGGACAGCATCATAGCTGATAAACTGACAGAATCAATCATTATTGGGACCAGTTACGACATGCTTGAAGCGCATTACGGCATTCTCCCAATCAGCAGGCGGAGTTTTTACAGGAGAAAAGGCACAGCGCAGAGACTTATGCGGCAGAGAATGGCGCATTTGGTGGAAGAAAAGAACGGGCAGTTGAGGATGGTGTGGTAATATAACAGATTTTTTATGCTTGTAGTTGACGACTATAAAGGAGTGTGGTAAATTATGTAAAAAGGAGGTATGTATTGTGTTAGCATTGGAAGTACAGGTAGAATTTGCTGAGATTTTGGTAAAACTTAGGGAAAGACAGGCGACAATTTCTGATCTAAGCCAACTTCTTAACTTGGTTAGATTCCATAAGAAAGAGATACCAGATGATGTTAAACTTGCTATACTGCGTATTCCTCAAATTTTGTTGAAAGATAATTGCAAGTTGAAAAACAGTGTAGGGGAGTGGGCTAGTAAAAATGGAGAATATTTTGCAAGCAATTGTGTTAACCTTGAAGAGTGGAAAGAAAAATTTAATGGTAAATGTTTTGATTTGAATGATATGAGCAACTTTATGAACTATGTATTAGAAGATCCAGAAAGGCTAAATAGTGATTTCTATTTGAGAAATCCAGAAGTGACATTAAGAGATGACGTATGCGTAAGACATGAGAAAAAATTTCAAAATGAGCAGATTATATATGCTATGGTACTCGAGAAAGCACTCATGATGTAGTTATATGCGCAGCTATAAAGAGCAAGGTAATGATTTAAATATTTATTAAAACAACACCATAGAGCAGAATATATGAGACTATGATTGGGTTCATATGTTCTGCTCTTTTTTATTTGAAAATTAATATATAATTATAATTATTCTCTCAGTGTTGTTTAATCTTGGCACAAATCCTCTGATTGCTTGCTTTATAATTATAATATGAGGTCAAGAATACGGAGGGTAAATTGATGGAGACAGAACAGAAAAAGGAATATTTAAAAGAATATGAAAAAGCAGTGCGCCAGATGAAGCGTAGCGAGGAAAAGATAACAGAAATGCGCTTAAGCAAGATCATGCCATCCGCAGGTAATGACGGTATGCCACACGCACACAATAACACCGATTTATCCGGTTACGCTGCACTACTGGATGAAGAGGAAAGACGGTACATGAAAGCCAGATACCACAGAATCAAGCTGTGCAGGGAGATCACGGATAAGATAGAGCGCATGGATAATGAGGACGAAAAGGATGTGCTGATGTATCGTTACATAAGGCTGATGAAGTGGGAGGATATCTGTGTGAAAATGAATCATAGTTGGCAGCATACACATAGAATCCATAAAAAAGCGCTAGAAAATTTCAAGATGTGATTAAATGTGATACTCATAATATGATATTGTTATACTGAACGAAAGGTTTAAAGGGAGATTGCTTCGGCAGTCTCTTTTTTTCATGATCTCACAACTTAAGCGGCTCCATGAAACTTAGGGGAGTCGCGACCTCCTTATGAACGGAGTGACAGGATGAACAAAGAAAGATACAGTGATCCAACAGCCGAACAGGCGATTGCACATGTTATGAAAGAATGCAGGGAAAAGAAAAAACAGGAAGGTGGCAACAGTGGCAAGAAGCCCGAACGAAAAGGCAGAGAAAGCCCGGAAGCTGTATAAGGATGGGATGAAGCTGGTTGAGATTGCAAGTCAACTAGACGTTCCAGCTGGTACAGTCCGAAGATGGAAAAGTACATACCGTTGGGATGATGAGCATCAAAGCGAGCGTTCGGAAAAGAAAAGCGAACGTTCGGAAAGTAAAAGGAGCGTTACAAAAAAGGCTGTAGCTGATGAAGTCAAGCAGGTGATACAGAATACCGACTTGACCGATAAGCAACAGCTTTTTTGCGTATATTACATCCGGTGCTTTAATGCGACCAAGGCATACCAGAAAGCGTATGGATGTGGATATACAACTGCAGTCACAAATGGCCCTGCGTTACTCGGAAATACTCGGATAAAAGAAGAAATCCTACGGTTGAAACAGGAGCGACTCAACAGGGAGTTCCTGAGTGAGTCTGACATCTTCCAGAAGTACATGGACATTGCTTTTGCTGATGTGACAGACTTTATGGAATTTGGGAATGAGGATGTGGATGTGATCCTGGATACGGGAGAGCGAAAGACCATCACAGTAAGTCATGTCAACATCAAGAATGATGCCGATGTGGACGGAACAATCATTTCCGAAGTCTCAAAAGGTAAGGACGGCGTAAAAGTAAAGCTTGCCGACCGGATGAAAGCTTTGCAGTGGCTTTCGGATCATATGGATCTTGCTACAGAGAAACAGCGGGCGGAAATTGCATTATTGAAATCGAGAGCGGATGCCGGCAAAGATGATCGGGAGAACAAACTGGATCAATTATTTGAACAGATAGAGGGTGCATTGAGGAATGCTGAGTGATTTGTATACACCAAAACAGCTTGATACATTCCGTTTTGCCGTAAACAATGATTATTTCATGCTGATTAATCACGGCGCAAAGCGTACCGGTAAGACAGTCTTAGACAATGATCTGTTTCTGTATGAACTTCGCCGGATCAAAAAAATAGCGTCTGTACAGGGGGTGGAGAATCCACAATATATACTGGCAGGTGCTGATCTTGGAGCGCTCAACCGAAATGTGCTGATTGAACTTTCAAACAAATATGGCATTGAGTTTCATTTTGATAAATTCAACCGTTTCAAGCTGTTTGGGGTGCAGGTATGCTGCTTCGGGCACTCCAAGATCAATGATCTGGGTCGAATCCGAGGAATGACAGCATATGGTGCGTACATCAATGAGGGTACGATGGCAAAGCAGGAAGTGTTTGACGAGATCAAGTCCAGATGTTCCGGCAATGGTGCAAGGATGCTGATAGATACCAACCCAGACAACCCCGAACACTGGCTAAAAAAAGATTTCATTGATAAGGCGGATGGAAAAACAATCAAGGCAGTTCAATATCGGCTGGATGATAACACTTTCTTATCAGAGCGCTATAAACAGAACATGAAAGAAACAACACCGTCTGGGATGTTCTATGATCGCAATATTGAGGGAATGTGGGTAATGGGCGAGGGTGCCGTGTATCGGGACTTCAATGCAAAGATCCATTATATCAGCAGAGCAGAACTACAAAAGATCAACTTTGTCAAGTATATTGCAGGGGTTGACTGGGGATATGAACATTTCGGAGCAATCGTGCTGATCGGAAAAGATGATCAGGGCAGTTATTATCTAATCAGAGAAGTTGCCCGCCAGTTTGAGGAAATAGATTTTTGGTTAGAGCAGGCGCAGGCAATCAAAGCCGAGTACGGAAATATTCCATTCTATTGTGATTCCGCCCGTCCGGAATATGTAAAGAAGTTCAAAAAAAATGGCTTACGGGCAATCAATGCCAATAAAGCCGTATTGAGTGGCATCGAGCGTGTGGCGCAGTTGTACAAGCAGAACAAATTACGGATTGTGGATGATGTTGATCGGTTCCGGGATGAAATCTATATGTATGTTTGGAATGAAAAGACCGGGGAGCCAGTAAAACAGTTTGATGATGTGCAGGATGCAATCCGGTATGCAATTTACACGGATGAAAACCGTGGTGGTGTAAGTATTTTGAAATGAGGATTAGATATGATATTTAAAATAGCTGTTCTGATCTTGCAGATGATTGGATTGTAGCAGAATAACTTCTTGTAGTAACTCTCCTTTTGCCGTATAATGGCGAAAAGGGGGGATTACAAAAGATGGCAGAAAACAAATACAATAAGGAAAAAGTGTACGATATTATGGATACGACACAAAGCAATTATGCAAATATGTTAAAGAGATTATCTTTTAAAAAGACATTTTCTAATTTTACGATAACGTATTACAGTGTTGCGTTGATTATTTACTCTCTCACAGCTGAATATTTTCCCAAAATATTCGATGTAAAACTTTCCAGTTACTTTAACATTATTTTGTCAATAGTTGTTTTAACATATTCATTAATAATTGCAAATGCAAATTACTCAGAAAGAATACATTCTGCAGAGAAGGTTTTGAATGACGTCAAGGCAAAAAAGAGAGAATTGACGGAATCAAATGTAGATCAGAAAAGAAATGAGTATGATGTAATAATGTCAAAAGCTGAATATCGCACAGACATAGATTTCTTTAGAACGCTTAAACAAAAATGCAAAAAAAATAGTATTTGTTGGTTGTTTTACAAACCAGGAATTGAAAAATTAAAGAAAATAGATGAAAAAGAAGCAGAAAAATTGAATGGTTATTTAAGTGAAAACTTCCCATTAACACAACAATTAGCGATTATTCTACAATATTTGTGGGGAGTAACAATTATTATTACTCCTGTAGCGCTATTTACTGTATGTTTTTTTATCTAAGCAGAGATGTATTATACATTCACGAAAAAGAATAAAAAAACCGTTCTACTACGCTACATATGGTGCTGAGAAAAAGGCATATGAGAGTGACAAGGAAACAATGGCAGGCTAATAAAAGCCTGTCATTTTTAATAGGAGAAATTAAATGACTCTTGAGACAATGAAACAACTAATAAAAAAATATGAACCCGGTCACGCCGCATTTGTGACGCGTGCAACAGTGGCAGAGCGGTACTATCGCAATGAGACCGATATCCTGTTCCGGGACAAACCGAAAGACGAGGAAAAAGAAGAACTGGACAATCCACTGCGCAACGCAGACAACCGGATTCCTCGGAACTTTCATGGTCTGATCGTGAACCAGAAAGCATCCTATGCGTTTACTGCACCGCCGCTGTTTGATGTTGGAAATACTGCCGCAAATAAACGAATCACAAAGGCTCTGGGGGATGAATATGCGAAAAACTGCATGGAGCTATGTGTAAATGCTGCCAATACCTCAATCGGCTGGGTGCATTACTGGCAGGGCGATAGTGGTTTTGAATGGGCAGTTGTTCCATCAGAACAGGTCATCCCGGTATTTGACCGGAGTTTAAAGCGTAGGCTGATCGGAGCCATGCGGGTATATCCGGACATCGACGATGCAACTGGAGACAATTATACCGTGTATGAATACTGGACGGATACAGAGTGCCAGGCATTCCGGCGAAGGGCGGGAGAGACACTTGATCTGCTGACATACTATGAAATGTTTGCCGATCCTGCTACCAGTGACATGACCGCCGATTATCGCCATGATTTTGGGGAAGTGCCATTTATCCCATTTTACAACAACAATATACATACAGATGATCTGCGAAACATTAAGCCGCTGATAGACGTATATGATAAGGTCTACAGCGGTTTTATTAATGATCTGGACGATATACAGGAACTGATTTTTGTGCTGTCCGGATATGGAGGACAGGATCTAAATGAGTTCCTTTCAGATTTAAAAAAGTATAAGGCAATAAAAATTGAAAGTGACGAAGATGGATCAGTGTCAACACTTAACATCGAGATCCCAATCGAAGCCCGGAACAGTGTACTGGAAGCCACCAGAAAGGCAATCTTTGAACAGGGGCAGGGATTTGATCCACAGCCAGAGAACTTCGGGAACCAGTCGGGGGAAGCACTGAAATTTATGTATTCGCTTCTGGAGATGAAAACCGGACTGATGGAGACGGAATTTAAACTTGGATTTGCACGGCTCATCCGGGCAATCTGTAAATCCCTTAACATTCCGTGTGGCTCGATCATCCAGACATGGACACGTACCCGTATCAAGAATGATACGGAACAGGCACAGATATGCAGGGATTCGGTTGGCATTGTCAGCAAAAAGACGATTCTGAAAAATCATCCGTTGGTAGAAGATGCTGACGAGGAATTGAAGCAGATAGAAAAAGAAGAGAAAGAGGCACAGGAGAAAGCGGATACTTACGTTGGTGCTTTTAATGCAAAGGGAAAGGAGACAGGCAGTGGGACGGACAGTGATGATTCTGGGAACGGAGTATCGGATAGAGATACACAAGTGGTCAGAGGACAGTGAATTAAGTAAAAATTCATGGGCTGGTTATTGTTGTTGCGACCTTCCACTGATTGTTATTGCAGATTTGGATGATGAAGAACATTTTCACTTTAATAACGAAGAGGAAAAGGATGTTTATTTCAAGAGCAGTCTGCGCCATGAGATTATTCATGCGTTTTTGAATGAAAGCGGCTTGAAAGATAACTTTGAGCACGTTCCGCGTATGGGACATGAGGAAACAATGGTTGATTGGATTGCAAATCAGTTTCCGAAAATTGCAGCCGTATACGAGGAACTTGGGATTTTGTGAAATGAGGTGATTGCATGGCTGAACGGACAAGTGCATACTGGCAGGAACGATTCAAACAGATGGAAAAGGCGCAGCATGATACCTCTGTTCAGAAAGTGCAGGAGATCCAGGAACAATTTGACCGGTCGCTTGCCACAATCAACGGAAAGATCAATGCATGGTATCAACGCCTGGCAGATAACAACGGCATTTCCATGCAGGAAGCGCGAAAACTGCTTAATGCACGCGAATTGAAGGAATTTCAGTGGAATGTGGATGATTACATCAAATATGGCAAAGAAAACAAGATCAACGGAGCGTGGGAAAAAGAACTTGAAAACGCGTCTGCGAGGGTGCATATCGGCAGACTGGAAGCCTTAAAGATTGAAATACAGCAGGAGGCAGAAAAACTGTATGGAAACTGTACGGACGAGATAGATCAGCATATCAGGAATACATATACCTCTGATTTTTATCATACTGCCTATGAAATACAAAAAGGTATCGGTGTTGGCACGACCATAAACCGGCTGGATTCGAGAATTGTTGAGATGATCGTATGTAAACCATGGGCGGTGGATGGGAAAAACTTTTCCGACCGCCTGTGGGAGAACAAGACAAAGCTGATCAATAATTTACACAACAGCCTGTCACGTATGTGCATTACCGGAGAAGCACCGGACCGGGCTATCGCAGAGATAGCAAAGCAGATGAAAGTATCCAGAGCACAGGCGGGCAGAGTGGTCATGACGGAATCTGCTGCATTTGCAAATAAGGCAAGACAGGACTGCATGAAAGAGCTGGATGTGCAGCAGTTTGAAATCTTAGAAACATTAGACAGCCATACATGTGAATTTTGCGGTTCCATGGACGGAAAGCATTTCCCCATGAAAGACTTTCAGATCGGAGTGACAGCCCCGCCGTTTCATCCAAGCTGTCGTGGCTGTACCTGTCCATATTTTGATGATGAATTTGACAGCGTGGGAGAGCGTGCGGCGAGAGGAGAGGATGGCAAGATCTACTATGTGCCGGCAGATACGACGTATGAGGAGTGGAAGAAGTCATTTGTGGATGGCGACACAGAAGCAAGAGATAGACTTGGTCTTATTACAAATAATAATAAAGCAGATCCAAGGTATTACGAATTTAAAGGAAAAGACTTAAAAACAGTCGAACAGGAAATAATTCAGAATGATTATGAAACAGCTGTTATATTTGACAAAGGAAAAGCAATCAACTGCCAGCTTGGTAATGAAGACACTATAAAATTTACAAAGCATCAGTTAAAGTTGATGAAAGGAAACGATGTTACTCACAATCATCCTTTGAGTACACCGCCATCGCCGGAAGATCTATATCTGTTAGTTGATCATAAAGCCAGAAGTTTTAGAACCTGTGGGAAAAATGGTACATATGTGTTAGAATATAATGAAAATATGCAGTACCTTCCGCCAATGGATCAATTTAGTGACGATTATAACAGACTGTTATATCAGTTAAAACCTAAAATAATTGAACGATATTACAATGGGTATAATGAACGGGAAGTGCTTGTAAAACTGGGCGAAGAAATTTGGAATGAATTATACAAATTATATGGAGTAAAGCCTAGATTCGAGAGGAGACGAATCGAATGTTACAAGAAATAGATAGATATCAATTGAAAACTTTATTTCCTATTTGCCAAGACTGTAATAAAATTAAGTTTGATGGAGTTCCGTATTCGTGCAAAGCATATCCAAAGAAAAACGGAATACCACCGGAAATATGGAATGGAAAAAATAAAAAATGTCCATATTTTGAGAAAAAAACAGATTGAACGTTAAAAGGAGCAATGCAATGGCAAAAGATGATTATTTTGTAATCGCATACAGAATCATGGCATATTTGTATGCGTGCTTAAAGGCTGGGGAACAGCCGGATTTTAATATCATTCGTGCAGATGCTTTAGATATCAGCAAGAATTACTGGGAATACATCATAAGGCATCTTTATGAGGATGGATATATCGAGGGTGTTTCATTAATTCGCATGACAGGAAGAAACACACCGGGAATCAAGCTGAATATGGACTTTATGATCACACCATTGGGAATTGATTTCCTTCAAAACAACTCAGCTATGAGCAAGGCAAAGGATTTTTTAAAAACTTTGAAAGAAACGATACCAGGATTGTAGCAAATACGATTGGAGGAATAAATGTGACAACAATCATAAAGACACTAAATATCCAGAATGCATCATTAAGTGTGATCACAGCAGGCAGACGACTCCCGCTTGCACAGTTTACTGGTAAAATCGAGATCACAGAACATCAGAGCATGACGCCTGTCCTCGGCAGAATGTGCAAAGGTGAAAAGAAAATCTATGCATCATTTATTTTATGCCAGGATATTGAATATCAGACAGATGATGAATTTCATACCGGAAAAGTATATGAGGCAGTCGGGGATGTGCAGGGTGAGCACTCCTGTGAGAGGCTTATTTTTTCAGGACTTCGGTTTGAAGATATGGATCCTATGAATGGAACTGTAACACTTGAAGTGACCGATCTGGAACTGATCCGGAAAATGCTTGGAATGTAAAATTACAGATACCACCAGTCAGAAATGACATGGTGGTATTTTTATACACTAAAATCAAAAGTTGCACCGGTGCAACCACATAACACAAAACGATGGAAACAGGATTGTAAGTAGCAGTCCTGTTTTTATATTGTCCGAAAAGCCTTAAGACATGAAAACTGCCGGCAGAATCCCGTATCAGGGAAATAATGATAAGCGTGGCTGCAAATAAAGCCAGAAAGGAAGTAACCCATGAAGTTAGAGGAATTGTTAGAAGAAGAACTGTATAAGCAGGTTAAAGAGAAGATTGATGCTGCAAATGCGAACGAACCGGACAAACTGAAGCATATCAGGTATGCAGATCTGTCAGAAGGCGAGTATGTCAGCAAAGGAAAATATGACACCGCTGTGGCAGAAAAAGAGAATCTTGCCGGTCAGGTCAAAACACTTAATACTACGATCAATGATCTGAAAAAGAACAACGCAGACAACGAGGCATTGCAGAACACTATCACTGACCTGCAGACGAAGCTGAAAGATCAGCAGACAGCCAACGAGCAGATCTCAAAGACCTATGCGTTAAAAGATTCCCTCACAAAACAGGGCGTCCTTGATCCGGATTACCTGATCTACAAAGCCGGAGGACTGGACAAGTTCACTTTTGACAAAGAAGGAAAACCAGTCGGCGTAGAGGATGCCGTAAAACCGTACAAGGAAGATAAGACAATGGCGCATCTGTTCAAACAGGAGCAGCCAAAACCGCCGTATCATCCACAGGGCGGCACCGGTGGCGCGGGAACTGCAAACCCATTTGCAAAAGAGACGTTTAATCTGACCAAACAGGGCGAACTTTTAAAATCCAACCCGGAGCAGGCGAAAGCGATGGCAGCCGCCGCAGGGGTAACCATTTAGAAAGAGAGGTAACTATTTATGGCAATTACAAAAATTGCAGACGTGATCGTACCGGAACTTTTTAACCGGTATGTAATCAACAGAACTATGGAGCTGTCCGCGTTTTTCCAGAGCGGGATCGTGGTAAACAGCCCGAAATTTGATGCACTGGCATCCGAGGCGGCGAGAACACACAATATGCCGTTCTTTGAGGATTTACAGGGAGAATCCGAACCGACACTGGAAGATGTAAAGATGACACCGGCAAAGATCGGTTCTAACAAAGATGTATCTACCACAATTCTCCGTCAGAAAATGTGGGCTGCCACAAATCTTTCTGCAGCATTAGCAGGTGCAGACCCGATGAAAGCAATCGGTGATCTGGTGGCACAGTACTGGGCGCGCGATATGCAGAAGGAATTGATTGCGATTCTTGCGGGCGTATTTGGAACCACCACGGCAGATCCAAGCGGAACACCGAAAGCGGAGACCAGAATGGCAGATCATATTCTTGATCTGACTACAGGAAAAGCAGAGGCTGCAAAGCAGATTAGCGCATCTGCATTTATCGATGCATGTCAGATGCTTGGAGATGCACAGTCGCAGCTTACCGGTGTGGCAATGCACTCTGCTACAAAATCTTATCTGAAAAAGCTGAACCTGATCGAGACAGAGCGTGATTCTACAGATGTTGAGTTTGACACCTATCAGGGCAGACGTGTGACCGTAGATGATGGATGCCCGGTTGCTGATAATGTATACACAACATACCTTTTCGGTAATGGAGCAGTTGCTTACGGCAATGGTTCTCCGGTCGGTCATGTTGCTACTGAGGTGGACCGTGACAAGCAGACTGGCGGCGGTGTGGATTATCTGATCAACCGTAAAGCGTTTATCCTGCATCCGAGAGGAATCGCGTACACCGGGACAAAACGTGAGCATGTGGAGACTCCGACGAGGGCAGAACTTGCAATGGCAGAGAACTGGAATCCGGTATACGAACCGAAACAGCTTCGTATCGTTGCAATTAAGCATAAGATCGGGTAGCCTATGGATCTGGCAAAATTAAAGGCACTTCTTGGGATTGAGGATGATTCTAAGGATATGGTACTTGAATTTGTCATTGCAGATGTGGAGGAAATCATAAAAAACTATTGCCATGTGGAGAAAATGCCGGATGGATTGATAAACACCGGCTATCGCATGGCAATGGATCTGTATCGGAATGAAAATATTGGAAGTGAGTCGGCAGCAGTTGGCGCGGTTTCCTCTATTTCTGAGGGGGACACTTCTACCTCATTCCGTCAGTATGTGGATGACAATTTTAAGAGCACAGTGCTGAAAAATTATGAATCCTCATTGAAACGATACAGAAAGGTGGCGTGGAGATGATCTCAGATGCAATTAAAAAAATGCAGGCAATGGCAAGAAAGGCGCAGGAAGAGACATACGATGGGAAATGCACAGTAACGGAATTTCAGCCGATTAAAGATTCGAGAACAAAGATCACATCGGAAAAGGAAGTGGTTGTGTTAGAGGATGAGCCATGCCGCCTGTCATATTCGAATGTCAGTGCCGTAGATCAGACAGAATCAGCAGCAAAAACAGCACAGGTCACAAAACTATTCCTGTCCCCTGATACAAAGATTAAGTCTGGAAGCAAGATCACAGTCACGCAGGCAGGCATCACACGTGCATATGAATGCAGTGGTGTACCTGCGGTTTATCCGACGCATCAGGAGATTGTGCTTACACTGTCAGAGAGGTATGCATGATGGCAGGAATGGGAAGTTTTAATATCCGGGGACTTACGGAGCTGCAGAGAGAAATGGAAAAATTACAGGATCCGAATGCGTTTGTGGAGGCATGTGCGAAGGAACTGGCAGCAAGACTCTTGCGGTTAGTCATAAAAAGAACACCCGTCGGGGATTATTCCGGGCAGTCTTATACTTGTGAGACAGGTTTTTCACATAAAGGAAAAAAAGTGAAAGGCAAACAAGGCGGAACTCTTCGCCGGGGATGGACAGCGGGGCAACGGGCATCAGCACAGGGATACGCAGACAGTCTTACGGTAAATCATTTCGGGGGCACCTATGTGATCGAGATCGTAAATCCGGTCGAATATGCCAGTTATGTTGAATACGGCCACAGAACCGCAAATCATAAAGGCTGGGTCAAAGGACATTTTATGATGAAGATATCCGAACAGGAGTTACAGAACATGGCACCGCAGATCCTTGAACGAAAAATCAGAAAATACCTTGGAGATATCATGAAATGATAAATGAAATTATAGATGCGATCAGCATTGCCTTAGACAGCGAGTTTGAGGATGGTTATAAGATCCACAAGGATGAGATAAAGCAGGACTTGAAAGAGCCCTGTTTTTTTATACAGTTGATTGACCAGAGCATAAGCCCGCTTTGCGGGCAGCGGTATCTGCAAAATAATGCATTCTGTATCCAGTACTTTCCTGAATCTAAACTGAATCCATACGCAGAGTGCAACGATGTGGCAGAGCGTATGATGTTTGCTTTAGAGTATGTTACCCCGTTAGATGCGGACAGAGCAATACGTGGAACGAATAAGAACCATGATCTGGTGGACGGTGTATTGAATTTTTTTGTGAATTATAACCGGGTAATCTTGAAAAAACCGGTACGTTCTGAGGTGATGGGACAGATTAAAATTCAGTCAGAAATGAAGGGAGAATAATAAAATGGCAAATGCGAGCGGGAAGGTATTAGAAAAGCCGCAGGGAAAAGCGGCACAGAAATTTACAAAAGAACAGCTTCTTGCCTGTGCAAAGTACAGTGCCAGGAAAGATATAATGGACGCATTGCTTGATGAAAACAAAAAGTACACAAAAGCAGAAGCGGACACGTTATTAGAAAAATACATGAAAGGAAAGGTGAAATAAATGGCTTTAGGTGGAGGAACATTTACCGCACAGAACAAGGTGCTGCCGGGAACTTATATCAATTTTGTATCGGCGGCATCTGCAAACACGAACCTGTCAGACAGAGGCGTTGCGACAATGCCTTTAGAACTTGACTGGGGCGTGGAAGGGAAAGTCTTTGAGGTGACAAACGAGGATTTCCAGAAAAACAGCATGAAGATTTTTGGTTATGCATTTGACGATCCGAAAATGAAAGGACTGAGTGATCTGTTCCTTGGGGCACAGACACTCTATGCATACCGTTTAAATGGTGGCGGTGTAAAGGCTGCAAATACCATAGCAACCGCATTGTACAGCGGAACCCGTGGCAATGATATCCGGATCGCTGTACAGAAAAATGCAGACGACGCAGATAAGTTTGACGTTATCACTTACCTTGGCACAGCCAAAGTAGATACGCAGACGGTAAAAACTGCAAAAGAGCTTGTGGCGAATGATTATGTTTCATTTAAAGAGGAAATCGAGCTGGAAGATACGGCAGCCGCACCACTGACAGGTGGAACAAATGGAACTGTAGACGGAACGGCACATCAGACATATTTGGATCTGATTGAATCTTATTCTTATAACACCATGGGTGTTGCGGTAACGGATGAGACAACGAAAAAGTTATACGTTGCATTTAACAAACGGCTGCGCGATGAACTTGGAATTAAATTTCAGGTGGTACTCTACAATATTTCCGCAGATCACATGGGTGTTATCAATGTAAAAAATAAGACCACAGATGCGGGATGGAGTGAAGCAAGTCTTGTATACTGGGTTACTGGTGCAGAATGCGGATGTGCTGTAAATAAATCCTGCCAGAATAAAGTTTACGACGGTTCTTTTACGGTAGATGCATCGTATACACAGAATCAGTTAAGAGAGTCTATCAAAAATGGAGAATTTGTCTTGCACAGGGTAAATTCAGATATCCGCGTTCTGGACGACATCAACTCCATGGTAAGCGTGACAGACACACAGGGAGAACTTTTTAAGGACAATCAGACGGTCCGCGTGATCGATCAGATCGGTAATGATATTGCCGTATTATTCAGTACAAAATATCTCGGCACCATATCGAATGATGCGGCGGGAAGAACGTCTCTCTGGTCTGACATCGTGGCACATCATAGGGAACTTGAAAAAATCAGGGCGATCGAGAACTTCAGCGAAGATGATATTACGATCGCACAGGGAGAATCGAAAAAGTCGGTAGTGATCACAGATCAGGTGACAGTTGTTAATGCGATGAGTAAGCTCTATATGACTGTTACGGTAGCGTAGGAAGGAGTGAAGAAAGATGGGAAATACAGCTATTATGGATGCGGGCGATGCCGTCTATGGAAGCCTTGCGGAGTGTTTTATTACGATCGGTAAGAGACGGTACAATTTTATGAATCTGACAGAGTTCGAAAGTAAATGGGATGTTACGATCAGCGATGTCAAGATTTTGGGTAAAGTCGGTATGGGACACAAGGCTGCCGGTGGAAAGGGTACCTGGAAGGGAACTGCACATTATAATCAGTCAGTGCTCCGCACAATGGCAAACAAGTATCAGAAAACAGGAAACCTGCCTTATTTTGAAATCCAGGTGAGCAATGAGGATCCATCAAGCAGTGCAGGCAGACAGACAATTATTCACAGGGGATGTCTCTGTGACTCATTTATTCTTGCAAAGTTCCAGGCGGGCAAAGAAATTCTGGATGAAGATATTTCAGGAACCTTTGAGAGCTGGGATATGCCGGAGAAATTCAAAGAGTTAGACGGTTTTAGAACAAATTAATGATGTTCCCTTCCTGCATCAGCGGGAGGGGATTTTAAATAAAAAGGAGAGAAACATATGTCAGAATTCAGCAGATTTATGAAAGCAAACAAAAAGGTAAAAGCAAATCAGAAGTATGCTCCAACAGCGAGTCTTACAGATACAGACGGAAAGCCGCTTCTCTGGGAATTTCGCCAGATCACATCACGCGAGAATGAGGAACTGCGCAATGCATGTACTGTAGAGGTCCCGGTAACTGGAAAACCGAATATGTACCGCCCAAGGCTGAATACAGAAAAATATCTGTCAAAGATGATGGCAGCAGCCACAGTATATCCGGATCTGTATGATGCAGAATTACAGGATTCCTACGGTGTGAAGACACCGGAAGATTTATTGTACGCAATGGTGGATGGAGCCGGTGAATTTCAGATGTTTGAAGTGTGGATGCAGAAGTTCCAGGGATTTACAGACAGTCTCGATGTCAAGGTGGACGAAGCAAAAAACTAATTGAAGGAGGGGATGGTGAAGCAAACTTTGCTTACTATGCCCTTCTAAAATTACATATCCTGCCATCTGTATTTTTAAATATGGATGAACAGGAAAAAGCATTTGTGATCGCCGCAATAAAAATCAAGATTGAGAATGATAAGAAAAAAGAGCGGGAATTAAAGAGAAAGATTCATTAGGAAGGAGGCACGATGTATGGCAGCTATTCAGACAGCGATAGAGCTCAATGATCAGTTTACCAGTGTTTTATATGGCATTATGGATGCGGTCAACCTTGCAACAGCACAGATGTATGATATGCAGCAGGCAATGTCGATGGATATTGATACGAGCAGCTTAGAGGGAGCGCGAGAGGCGATCGATGAAGCAACAGCATCCTTAATTGCGTTGAACGGTGTGGCACAGCAGCCAGCTTCTGCCCCGAATCCGCTTGTAGGAACTTCTGAACCGGCCGAGATTCCAGTGCAGTGGGAAACGAACAATCTGGATGTGTTTACAGGAACCGGAATGGATCGGTTCGAGCAGGAAGTACAGAGTGCCAATAGCATGTTAGAGCAGTTGAGCAGCACGCAGAACGATATTGCAAGACAGGCATACAGTACAACGATCTTTCCGCCGGAGTCATTCCAGGATCTTAATTCCATGGCTGTAAGAATTGATTCGATCCGGGAACAGATACAGCAGATCGAAAGCAATCCGGTCAATATGGGAACAGATACAGCAAACTCCCAGTTGGAACAGTTGAGATCGCAATTAGACCGGGCGATTCAGGAGCAGAATAATCTTAATACCGCCATGCAGAACATGGATGCGTCCGGTGCAAATGCGGCATATCTCCAGTTATCGCAGACAGTGGGTAATACAGAGCGGTATATCCGGGATAATACGGATGAGCAGGGAAGATTTAACCAAGAGATCCAGGAGGGGGTGTCCGGTTCAAACGAACTGGTAAATACGATCAAACGTGCAGTCGGAGCGTATATCAGTATACAGGGCGTCGGGAAAGTTTTAAGCATATCCGATGAATTGACGCAGGCAACCTCAAGACTGGATCTGATGAATAATTCCTTTAATGAGATAAACGGAACTGCAAATGAGACGTCAGAACTTGTCAATATGGTATATGCTGCGGCACAGGATGCGCGTGGATCGCTAGATAGCATGGCATCGGTTGTTGCAAGATTCGGCAATAATGCGAGGGATGCATTTGGCAACTCGGAAGAGGTTGTTGCATTCGCAGATCTGGTTCAAAAACAGATGGCGATCGCCGGTGCATCCACACAGGAAGCCGCAAATGCAGAGTTACAGTTATCACAGGCTCTTGGTTCCGGTGTACTCCGCGGTGATGAATTAAACAGTATTTTTGAACAGGCGCCAAACCTGATCCAGAATATTGCAGATTACATGGATGTTCCGATCGGACAGATCAGGGATATGGCGGCAGACGGTGAAATAACAGCGGATATTGTCAAGGCGGCGATCTTTTCTGCGGCGGATGATATTAATGCCAAGTTTGATGAAATGCCGATGACCTGGGGGCAGGCATGGACAAAAATGCAGAACGCTGCCATGATGGCTTTTCAAACTGTTTTACAGAGAATAAACAGTGCTACTGGCAGTGATGTTTTTGAAACATTTTCCGATAATGCAATAGATGCAATGGCGGTATTGGCGAATATTGTGCTGAATATTTTTGATTTTGCCAGTCAGGTTGGCACCTTCATTTCTGATAACTGGTCAGTTATTAGTCCAATCGTGTATGGGATTGCGGCGGCATTAGCTGTATGGTATGGATGGCAGATATTGTGTGCAACCGCAACAAACATTATGACGACAGCACAGAAAATTCAAAATGCAGTTATGGGGGCAAGTCCTGTGATGAGAATTGTACTTATTGTTATAGCATTAGTTGCAGCATTAATTGCACTGTGTAATTGGATTGCGAAAACAACAGGGATTGCGAATAGTGGCATAGGTGTCATAACAGGAGCACTGTTAACGGCAGCTGCTTTTATAGGAAATCTGTTTATCGGAGTTGCAAATACAATCATCGGAATTGGCGTGACTTTGTGGAATTTTATAGCAAATTTTGTAAATGCGCTTACCACTGTTTTTAATAATCCTGTTGCCACAATCGAAGCTCTAATCTTAAGCCTGTTTAATTTTATAGTGGAAGTGGTTGAATCGGCTGCCAGAATGCTTGATACGGTATTTGGAAGCAATCTCGCAGATGCAGTTGCGGGATTTCAAGGCAAAGTACAGGCAAAGGTGGATGCCGTGATAAGTGAAAATGGTGGATCAGAAATTTTAAAGACGGTAGACATGTCAGATTATCAGTTCAACCGGTTCAATTATGGCGATGCTTTTGATACAGGCGCAGCATGGGGAGATGGAATTGCAGATAAAATCAGCAATTTCAGCCTGTCGGACATCTTTGGCAAAACAGATATCCCGAATCCCGATGATTATATATCTGGTTTCAGTGATGCAATCGCAAATTCCGGTGCAGGTGGCAACCTTGACAGTATTGCAGATGATACCAGTGCAATCAAAGATTCTGTGGATATCACGGACGAGGATCTGAAATATCTTAGAGACATTGCAGAGCAGGAGGCAATCAACCGTTTTACGACTGCGGAGATTAAGCTGGATATGACGAACAATAACAACGTGAGCAGTAATGCAGATCTGGATGGTATCGTGGATGGAATGACAACGAAAGTGTTAGAAGCATTAGAAGCCGTCCGGGAAGGAGTGTAGGAAATGGCATATAAATTATATCTGGATAGGGTGCTGTTTCCGGTTGCTCCATCCAAAGTGACAGTAAAAATCAATAATCAGAACGAAACGGTAACTCTGATTAATGAGGGCGAAGCAAATATTTTGAAAGCCGCAGGGTTGTCAGATGTGGAATTTGATCTTCTGCTTCCAAATACAGAATATCCGTTTGCCCTATATCCGGAGAAATTCCGAAATGCCAAGTTTTATCTGGATAAGCTGGAAGAATTAAAGTTACAGAAGAAAAGTTTTCAGTATATCATGACAAGAGCATTTCCAAACGAAAAGAAGTTATTTCATACCAACATGACAGTTTCACTTGAGGATTATTCCATTGTGGATGATGCCGGAGAGGGATTTGATACGACTGTCAAGATTAAACTGAAACAGTACCGTGAATTTATCACAAAGACCTGTACCGTGGATATATCGCTACCAAAACCACAGGCGGCAATGCAGCAGACCAGAGCAGCAGGCAATGCACCAAGCGGGGGGAGCTATACCGTAGTTTCCGGGGACTGTCTCTGGAAGATTGCGAAGCAGTTTTACGGCGATGGTGGAAAGTGGAGTGTGATCTACAATGCCAATAAATCAGTAATCGGCGGAAATCCGAATCTGATATATCCGGGGCAGGTGCTTACGATCCCGGCGGCATAAAACACAGGAGGAAAAATGTACGAGTTATTAATCCAAAACGGCAGCACAGTTTATCTGCCTCCAGTACAGGAAGAAGTAAAAGTGACCACAGAGCGGCAGATCAGTCCCGGTTCCATAGAATTCAGTTTCGTGGATACCGGGATTTCGATTGCGGAAGGAAACCCGGTGCGCTTTAAGGATGGAGAAACAGGTGTGTTTTATGGTTTTATTTTTAAAATCAAGCGCGACAGAAGCAATATTGTAAAAGTAACTGCCTATGACCAGATCCGGTATCTGAAAAACAAAGACACAATGGTATATGAGAACAAAACGGCTGCTGAGGTCGTGATGCAGATTGCCAATAATTTTGGTTTTAATCTCGGCACGATTGCGGATACCATATGGAAGATTGCGTCGAGAGTGGAAGATAATGAGTCTCTTATGGATATGATCGGAAATGCGCTTGATCTGACATTACAGAATACGGGTGATCTGTACATTCTCCATGACGACGGTGGAAAGCTGAATCTGTCTTTTATCGGTGATATGTATGTGCCTATCGTCATAGATGCAGAGACCGGACAGAATTATGATTATGAATCTTCGATTGATTCAGATACTTACAACCGGATTAAGCTGGTCTTTGATAATGAAAAGACAGGAAAAAGGGATGTATATATTGCACAGGATTCCTCCCACATGAATGACTGGGGAATCTTACAGTATTTTGACACGCTGCAGGATGGAGAAAACGGGCAGGCGAAAGCGGATGCGCTCTTGAAACTTTATAATAAAGCTACAAAGACGTTGACGGTTAAGGATGCCTGTGGTGATTCCAGAGTGCGCGGCGGCTCGCTGGTCGTGGTACAGCTTGATTTAGGAGATGTGCAGATAAAAAATCTGATGCTCGTAGAAAAATGCGTGCAAAAATATGGTGAAAGCAAACACACAATGGATTTAACTTTATCAGGAGGTGGTTTCAGTGCATGATGCAAATGATTTTGTGAGGGCGATACAGCAGGTGTCAAACGGAGTCAATGAGGCGGGATATCCGGCAGATGTGATGTCCGGTACAGTGATAGTGGCAGCTCCATTAAAAATTAAAGTGGAGCAGAGGTTTGATATAGCCAGCGCACAGCTTATCGTTCCGGAACATTTAACAGATCGTACCGTGGACATTGAATTAGACGGTGTGAAAAAGGAAATGAAGATTTACAGCGGATTAAAAACAGGTCAGCAGGTTGTGCTGATCCGGCAGCAGGGTGGCCAGAAGTTTTTAGTTGCGGACAGGGTGGTGTGACATGATTCCGGCAGTTAACAGTTTAAAAGAAATCGAGGTAGCAGAACAGCCGTCTTTATGTCATCACATGATCCGGGAAACGTGCAATGTTGTAGGCGAATGTGATGGTTTGGAAGCAGTAAAACAGGCAGTTTACAATATCCTGAACACAGAGCGGTATCGTTACATTATTTTTTCATGGAACTATGGTGTGGAATTGCAGGATCTGATCGGTAAGCCGATGGATTATGTCATGGTGGAAGTGGAACGGCGGATTACGGAAGCTCTGACACAGGATGACCGGATAGACTCGGTAGATAATTTTGAGTTTGAAGTGCACAGAAAAACGCTGATCGCTAAATTTACCGCGCACACGAAATATGGAAATGCAAAGATTGAGAAGGAGGTGGACGTGTAATGTATGAAGATCAGGCATTTGATGTGATTTTACAGCGCATGTTGTCCCGTGTGCCTGAGACAATGGATAAAAGGGAGAGTTCGCCAATCTATGCTGCACTGGCACCGGCAGCAGTGGAACTGACGTCTATGTATATTGCATTTGACTGCATGCTGGCAGAGACATTTGGAGACACGGCATCAAGGGAATATCTGATCCGGTTATGTGCGGATCGCGGTATTACGCCAAAGAAAGCAACTCAGGCAGTACTTGAGTTAGAAACCGATGTGGAGGTTGCGGACGGAAAAAGATTTACTGGCGGGGAAAATACCTATATCGTTACAGCTCCCGGACAGGTCACCTGTGAGCAGATCGGTACGGTCGGAAATGAATATACGGGAGATGTTCTGCCAATCGAATATATTTCCGGTCTCACGACTGCAAAGATCACGAGGGTTTTGATCTATGGAGAAGCGGAAGAAAGTACGGAATCCCTGCGGCAGAGGTATTTTGAATCGTTTGAGGAAAGGGCATTTTCCGGTAATGTAAAAGATTATCGAAACAAAACGCTTGCACTGGCGGGAGTCGGAGCAGTCAAAGTGATACGGACGTGGAATGGTCCGGGAACAGTGAAACTTGTTATTTTAGACAGTGCACATGGAAAAGCTACGGATACATTGATATCTGCAGTCCAGAAAGAGTTTGATCCAAACGGTGATGGCATGGGGGACGGGCTGGCGCCGATCGGGCATGTGGTTACGGTCGAGACGGCGAAAGAGTCAGTGGTAAATATTGCAATGAATATCACCTTTGACAGTGGTTATGGATTGAATGAATGTAAAGCATTGATTGAGGACGCAATGAAAAAGTACATTTTATCGTTGCGGCAGGACTGGGAGAACCAGAATCATCTGATCGTGAGAATTGCGTCGCTGGATGCTGCAATCATGGGTGTGAAAGGTGTGCTTGATGTGACAGGAACAACCATCAATGGGGGTACACAAAATCTTGAATTAACAGAATATGAGATCCCGGTCATGGGGGTGGTTACTTATGGAGGATAGATATATCAATCTTAAGGAGCTGCTCCCTTTGTATTTGCAGGAATACAGTGAGCTGGCTGAAATTATGGATACGGAAACACCGGAGTTTCGATTGTTGGAATCCAGGCATAACAGGATGATTGATAACCGGTACATTATATCCTGTGACGAAGAGGGAATTGCCCGGTTTGAAAAGATTCTTGGAATGACGCCGAAAAGTGATGATACGCTCGAAGATAGAATCTTCCGGTGTCTGACCAAATGGAATGTGTGTCTGCCGTATAACTATGCTTTCCTTGAAAGAAAATTAAAGGAATTGTGTGGTACAGAGTACGCAATAGACTTTGATATTCCCGGTCAGACAATGATCGTTAAAATCGGTATAGCGCAGAAAAATCAATATGATTCTGTGGTGGATATTTTAGGCGAAATCGTGCCATGCAATATTTTGCTTAATACAGAATTGCTTTACAACCAGTACAAGACATTAAAACCGTATCCGCATATTATACTGGGGCAGTTTACACACTGGGAATTGAGAAACATCAGTATTCCCAAGAATCTGAGTTCAAAGGTGGAAAATATTGCAAATTATACAATGGAAGAATTATCACGGTTTACAGTGGAACAGGTTGCAGAAATCGGACTGAGAAAGAGAGGATAACATGAAACTTACAGATATTTTTAAATTCAAGCTGTTTGAGAGAACAGATCCGGTGGATATGAAAACCGTGAATGAGAATTTTGAGAGTGTAGAAAAACTTTTTAAGGGATTGGATCAGGTAGACAACACATCGGATTGTGATAAAAATGTAGCATCAGCTAAAAAAGCGGAATGTGATGGAAATGGAAAGAACATTTCCGAAACATATTTAAAGAAAACGGCAGTCGCCAACAATAACACTACCACGGAAGCAGGGTACGCCCTTGATGCAAGACAGGCAAATCCAAATGTGGATGGCAGTTTGGCGAAACAGATAAGTATGTTAAACAGCGGTTTAAAGAATAAGCATTACATTAGAATTGAAAAAAGTGATTGGTCCGGAACCTTAGGGGACTTCATACCGCTACAGGATTCCACTGAAAAAGTAATTAATCTGATCG